GACTTCACGTTGCAGGCACGGATAGCGCGCGTCCAGGCGGACTTGCAGCAACTGGAGGCGGCGTTGCACCAGGCGGCAGCAACAGTGGAGGCAGTACTGGAGGTGGCGGCGGTGGCGGCTCTTTCAACAACGGTACAAACCAAAATAATTCTGGCGGTGTTAGATCGGGACATGGACAGGTAACAATAACATTACTATAGATTAACAGGGATAAACAATGAGATATATTAAACTAATAAACGAGCAGCCTGTAGATTACACAATCGAACAACTGTTAATAGATTATCCTAATGCTGTAATCTATAAAAAAACAAAGAAGCCAAATGAACAGTTGTTAGCAAACTACGGTGTATACCCGTTAATAACAGAACCCAAACCTGAACTAAATGATGATGAAACAGCAGAAGAATCAACTCCAGAATTTCGAGACGGAGAATGGCACCAAACATGGACCATTAGGAAATTAACAGAAGAAGAAAATGAAGAAGTTTTAAAAAATAATACATCAGGATTTATTGCAGACAAAAAGATTCAAAAACAAAGATATGACATTTGTCAAACCTGCGAACATTTAACTCTTATAAAGACCTGTAACAAATGCGGTTGTATCATGCCATTGAAAGTAAAAAAATCATCTGCAACATGCCCATTAGAAAAATGGTAAGAAAAAACAGCGGTCAATTTTTACGGTCGCAGGCTGAGAACGGTTACATAAAAGTAACAAGGATTTAATAAACAATGCTAAGAAATGGTAACATCATAGGGCCTAAGCAAAAATTTTCCACCAGTGCTACTGGAGGAATATATGATACATTTGACCAATACAATGCAAGGTTAGATGGCATTTGGCCGTATACACCAAAGGTTTCCCTTTCAGAATCTGCAACTTCTGTTAATGAAACAGATAACAACACACTAACAATAACAGTTGACACAGAAGGATTTGACGACGGTACAACTCTTTATTGGACAATCAATCAAGTTTCCGGGACAGTAATTGCTGATGACTTTGACGAGGGTTTATCTGGTTCTTTTGCTTTATCTGGAGATCCTAGTTCTTCAACTGGTAGTATTGATTTAACTATTGCCTCTGACGGAACACCCGACGGAACAGACGTGTTCAATGTTCAAGTAAGAACTGGCAGTACCAACGGACCTATCATTGCAATAAGCCAAAATATAACTATTTCTGATACTTCTACCGAATATTTAGGTGAGGATCTAAGAAACGCATTCTGGCCAATTAGTGAGTTTGTAAATGCAGATGGTCTAAATAATACAAGCTCAAATTACAGTGTTAGCGAAGTACAGCAGAGCTATTCTGGTGCAGGTAGATTATATCTGATACATAAAGCTACAGGAGCCACGACCTATTATAATGATGCTCCTATTGCGTGTATTCAAGTATTAAATAGTGATGGTACGGTTGTTAATCAACAATGGTGGTTTGGAGCATCAAATAACGGTCAAGGATGGGCCACACATACTTCGGAGTACAATTTCGGTGCAAGAGGTGTTGGTGTTAACATTACACCTAATCAAGCTTCTTCAAATTATTCCTACACAACTAATGTTGTAAATGGCGCAATTGCAGATAGATTTTGTCTTTCAACAGGTACAGGCTCAGGTTCGACGGGTGCAGCTGATGGTATTGCGTCTCCTACAGGTCCTATGACCCTTGGCGAGAAAACAATGTCGCAAAGTTCGGGTACATATTATATGTATAGAGAAACCAGCGGCGCGCAAGTTCCGTTTTGTTCGTTGTGCAGAAGCCCCAGTAGAACATGGACAGCAGGTGAAAGAATAAGAATAGCATATATAATAGGTAATATATCAACTACAAATTATTATGATCCAACAGATACTTTTTTTGTCGGTATAGCACCTTAAGGAGAACAAAATGTTTTATAGCTACAAAGGCAATGAACCCCAGATATTACCAGAGAGAATAAGACTTTCCAACGGTTTAACAAGGACTGATAAATCGACTTTCTCCGAAGAAGAAATACTTGATGCTGGTTACATATATGTAGGATCTAAACCCGTTGTAAATGAGATGGAAGAAAAGGTTGTATGGGATTCTGATAATACACACTGGAAAATTTTACCACTATCAGAAGATGAGAGAATAGCCAAAATCAATGAGCGTTGGAATGTAATTCGTCAAGAGAGAGATCAATTATTAAAGAGCTCTGATATAATTGCGCTAAGAGAAATTGAAGATACTGGAGTTGTATCTGAAGAAACCAAAGTATATAGACAAGCTCTAAGAGATATCACATCACAGCAATCTCCTCTCAACATCGAATGGCCAACATTAGGTGATGTATCACAGCCTATTGAATAACTAAAGTGAGTATACGTTATGAAAACTGCGATAAAATAGGCAAACTAGGTTTATGCTTATCTGTATAAATAGATTTCTATAGAATGATCTATTATGCGACAATTCTTAAAAATATGTTGATGCATATTTAGACTCATGGAATCTAGAAAGTTGAAAAATTTCATAAGTAATAAGTACTTTGAAAACATCACATAATACCATAATTACTTAGTCCAAAACCTAATATGATACGGTGGTATTTTGATAATTGTGAAAAGGTGAAAAATGAAAATAGCAATATGTGATCCGCTTGGCCTTTGCTATGATGGTGATACCCTCAAGAAACAGGGTCTAGGAGGATCCGAGTCAGCTGTCATCTATATTTCTAGAGAACTATCTGCTCTAGGTTTTGAAGTCACCGTTTTCAATAACTGCATAGACTCCTCACATTCAAAACCTGGAGTCTACGACGGTGTTCGTTACATTGACAACACGCAGGCAAAGACTCACGATGGAGACTATGACATAGTCATTTCATCGAGAAGTATCGTTCCATTCACGAACGAAGACTATCCCTTCATACGCAGAGCAAACTGCAAAAAGATCCTTTGGCTTCATGACACCTTCATAGAGGGTGATCAGATCATGGAGCAGTTAGTTCTTGATGGTAGGATAGATCACATCTTTACTCTCTCGGACTGGCACACCACATACATTCTCAATTCGGCTCATGGCCCAAGAAGAAACTATGAGGTGCTCAAGAAGAAGGTCTTTCAGACTCGTAACGGGGCTGTCTGTCATATTCCTGAGGTGGATCTGAGTAAGAAGGATCGTAATCACTTCGTCTATAACTCCTCAGCAACAAAGGGCATGATACCTCTAGTAGAACATATCTGGCCCGAGATCAAAAAGAGGATACCAGAGGCAAGGCTAACGATAATAGGTGGATATTATCGGTTTCGTGAAGGTGCTGCTCCCGATGAACAGGAGAACACGGTATCACAACTCGCATCGAGACAGGATCTCAAGGATCTCGGAATTACATTCACTGGGGTGATCAAACAGCAGGAAATCGCAGAAATTCTTTCAAATGCCTACATGATGTTGTACCCAGGAGCATTTCCTGAAACGTTCGGTATATCAACTCTCGAATCATTACTTTACAAAACACCACTTGTCACCACTCGGTTCGGCGCACTTGAAGAGACCGCAGTAGAAAAAGCATGCTATCTCATTGATTATGCAATAGAACCAAATAGTCTGTTTCCACATATCAATAAGGAAGTTCAAGTTCAAAAGTTCCTTCAAACATTCTTTGCAGCATACAATACCCCATATCTACACCAACAGAAGCAAAACTACTGTAATGTGGTAAAGGATGTTGCTGGTTGGGATACAGTAGCCTTACAATGGAAACAGTTCTTGTATTCTATCATGGGCAAGTTTCTTCCTGTACATGAATACCGAAAAGTCACAAGAATCAATAATAAAGTCGCAAGAATATTTGGCCGCACTAACACAATGCCAGTAACAAATGAATATCGTTCTTATGGAAATCAAAGAAGAATAGTCGTCATTTCGCCTGTTTGGAATGCTGAGAACTACATTGAAAATCATATTAGGAGTGTAGCCGCACAAGATTACAGTAACTACCTTCATATTATCATCAATGATGCTTCAACGGATTCGACAAGACAAATAGCAGAACAAACTATCAAAGATGTTCGCATAGATAACATCGTTCTAATCAATAATGAACAGAACAACGGTGCTATCCGAAATCAGCTAAACATGGTTAGGGAATATGTAGACCCAACTGATATTGTCATGCTTTTGGATGGTGATGATTGGTTAGTAAATAACAATACAATCTTCCATTACTACGGTGATCTTTATGCACAAGGCTACGAGTTTACATATGGTTCTATGTGGTCAGTAGTAGATAATATACCGTTGATTGCACAAGAATATCCGGTTGAAGTAAAGAATACTAAGACCTATAGAAGTCATCATTTCAATTGGAAAATACCATACACTCACCTCAGAACATGTCTCGGAAAACACTTCACAGACCTCGATGAAGACAAGTTCAAAGTAGATGGTAAGTGGATGAAGTCCGGTGCTGATAACCCGTTATTCTATGAACTGATAGAACGAGTTGAACCAAACAAAATATATTGCAACCGTGAAATCGTTTGTCACTATAATGATGCAAATCCATTGAACGATTACAAAATCCGTGGCAATGAACAAAATAACAATGCGAATATTTCCTATAAGAAAAAGGATGATAAAGTGAAAAGAATCTTAGTAGCAATCCCAACGGCAAAATATGTGGAAACAGAAACTGTAAAAAGTCTTTGGGATTTAGATGTACCAGAAGGATACAATCTTGACCTACAATTTTTCTACGGATATCAAACTGACCAAGTAAGAAACCTTTCGGCTGAATGGGCCAAACGATATGATTATATGCTTTCGGTTGATTCGGACATTGTATTACCTAAAAATGCACTCACAAAAATGCTGGCAGCGGATAAAGACATCATTTCAGGTCTATACATTCAACGAATACCAAATACACATACTCTTGAAGTTTACATGGATATTCCTAACGGCGGTTGCACGAATATACCATATCATCTAATGAAAGACCGTGGTGTAGTAGAAATAGCAGCGTGTGGCATGGGTGCTGCACTAATTAAGTCAGATGTATTCCGTAAGATGGACTATCCACATTTCTACTATAAATCTGCTCTTGATCATAAAAACACAGTTTCCGAAGATGTTTATTTCTGTAAAAAGGCAAGACAAGCAGGGTTTACTGTATGGGCAGATGCTTCAATTCAGTGCGATCACAAAGGAACAAACTTCTTTAGAGTAGAATCAGAGAAAACACATTTACAGAAAGTTGCTGAACAAGATTTATTACCAAAGCAACATGCTGAATATCTGAAGAAAATGATCATACAACCAAAAGTCATCTATGACATTGGTGCTTGTGTTCAGCACTGGACCAGAAAGGCAAAAGAAGTTTGGCCAAATGCAACTTATTATTTGCTAGACGCTACAAAATCAGTCGAAACATTTTTGGAATCTGATACATATGCAATTACTGTTCTTTCTGATGTTGATGGAAAGCTGGTTGATTTCTATGAAGATGTAAATAACCCAGGTGGCAACTCTTACTACAAAGAAACAACAGGGGCATTCAATGATAGTCATAAGACAAGGCGAATGACTACGAAACTTGATACTTTGGTTCGTGAAAATAATTGGGAACTGCCAGAATTAATCAAACTTGATATTCAAGGTGCTGAAATTGATGCATTAAAAGGCGCTGAGCAGACAATTGCCAACTGTAGAGATATTATCTTAGAAGCGCAACACGTAAACTATAATGATGGGGCGCCAAAATTTGAGGAAGTAAAAACATATCTTGAAAGTATTGGTTTTGAGATGATTGCTACCATAACAAGAAATAACATTGATGGAGATTACCACTTTTCAAGAAAGTAATAAATAGCAACATATGGTAATATTCATAAAGGCAAGTTAGATGGCACAACCAACAGATAGAGAGTCATTCAAAGAATATTGTTTACGCAAAATTGGTGCACCAGTAATCGAAATCAATGTATCTGATGAACAGGTAGATGATAGAGTTGATGAAGCACTTTCATTCTTCCGTGACTATCACTATGATGGATCTCAATTGGTATATCTGAAGCATGAACTAACTGAGCAAGAATTGGAACAGGGATGGATTCCAGTCCCTCCAAGACTACTGGGTGTTACAAGAATCTTTGATCTTGGTTCTTCAGTTTCAACTGGTTCGGGTATTTTTAATGTCACATATCAGTTCGTATTACACAATCTTGAAGATATCACAAAATACGATGTTACAAACTATTATATGGCAATGCAGCATTTGGAATTCATACAAGAAATACTTGTGGGAAAGCCTCTGGTGCGCTACAACAGACACAACGATAAGCTGTTTATTGACATCAAAAAGGATAGACTAAGACCAGGATCGTTTGTGATTATAGAAGCATATGATATTATTGATGGTGATGAGTATGAAGATCTTTGGAAAGATCGCTGGTTGCAAAATTATGCAACTGTGCTTATAAAGGAACAATGGGGTAATAATATTACCAAATTCGAAAACGTACAACTTATGGGTGGAATTACATTTAATGGTATTCAAATCTTAAATGATGCACGCGAGGAAAGACTGCGCCTCGAAGAACAAGCAATAAACTCACTACAACCTCTTGTCTTTAATTTTGTGGGCTAAATAATTATGAATAAACTTGACAGATATATTATAGAATGTGTTTCTAATAATAAAAAACCAGGTGGCAGAAGAATATCTAATTTATTGAAAGAAGGCTTAACCAGAACCATCCCAGATGAAATTGTATATTCTATGGTAACTAACACAGATATACCTAACTGCGATTGCTGTAAAGTTAATAAAGTTAGACTTATATCATTTAAGGATGGTTATGGTAAATATTGCTCAAAGGATTGTTACGTAAAGATTTTGGCTGACAGGAACTCAAAGAATAATAAGATAAGAAATAAATTAATCGGTGAAAGAAAAAAGAAAAGAAATATAGAAAAATTAGGAGATAACTTAGAAAAGGCTGTAAATGAATATATCCAGTCCGATACTATTAGTATAAGTGAAATTTCTTTGAAATACGATATATCAATAGGATATGTTAGAGAAAAATTACTAGAATATTACAATTCGGATTTTATACCTAAAGAAAGAAAGGTATCTGCTTGGAAGAATAAACTAGCAGATAAAATGAAGGATGTTGATTTATTTTTGTGTGATGAATCTTGGGTAAAAGATGCCCAAGAAAATGGTAAAACGTCAAAAATGGTTGCAAAAGAACTCGGTTGCTCACCTAATTATGTTGCATCGAAAACTAGAGATTTGGGGTTTCCATTTAAACATAACACATCATCATCTTACGAAATTATGCTAAATAAGTTTTTTGTAGAAAAAGGCCTTTCTACAATTACAGGAGAAAGAAAACTTCTTAATGGGTTTGAAATTGATCTGTATATACCAGATCACCAAATTGGAATAGAAGTAAATGGTGTTTATTGGCATCAATTTGTGGATGATGCTGATCTCAAAACAAATCTTTTTGGCAGAAGAAACAAAGATAAAAATTACCACCAGTTTAAAACAAAGCTAGCAGAAAAAAAAGGTGTTCAATTACTTCACATATTTGATTATGAATTTGATGATCCTATAAAGTTAGACATTTTCAAATCTATAGTACTAGGTAAATGTGGGCTTAATAAAACTATATATGCGCGAAAGTGTGAATTGAAAGAAATAAACTCAACAGAATATCAGACATTTTTAACTTCAAACCATATAAAAGGTAAAATTGCTAGCAAAGTAAAAATAGGTTTATTTTTTGAAAATGAATTAGTAATGGTTTCTGGATTTTCTAAACCCAGATTTACCAAAAAATATCAGTGGGAACTAATAAGAATGTGTAGCAAAAAGGGCTTTACCATTGTTGGAGGCCCTTCAAAGATGTTTAAATATTTCATAAATCAGTATAGACCTGAAGCCGTAATTTCGTATTGTGACAAAAGATTTTTTAATGGCGCAGTTTACGAAAAAATTGGAATGAAAAAAATGAGTTCACAGCAACCTAACTATGTTTGGGTAGGCAATAAAGATGGATCTATAGATGTGAAAAGCAGATATTCTTCTCAAAAACATAAAATATCTAATGATGAAAACAAACATTTAACCGAAGATCAAATAATGAAAATGAACGGCTACATGAAAATCTTTGACTGTGGCCAAGATGTTTTTGTTTGGAAATCGAATGATAAATAATATTATGGATTTAGATTCAGTAAGGATGAATTCCATATTATGAATGATAATTCAATTATAACATACCCTATAGATATGTCAACAAAAAAGTGCAGTAAAAATGGCAACTAACGTATTCTTTAATCCGTATAACAACTTCGGAAATGAAGCAAATTTGATGGATGATCTTGTAATCGAAAGCATCCGTATCTACGGTATTGATGTAATTTATCTGACTCGCAATCTTGAATCTGTAGATGAAATTTTAAACGAAGACGATCTGTCTATCTTCAATGCTGCATACGATATGGAAATGTATGTCAAGTCTGTTGATGGGTTTAGTGGAGAAGGTGATTTCCTTAGTCGCTTTGGATTGACAATTCGTGATCAGGTTACTTTTACTGTGGCTATGCGGACGTTTGAGCGCTTTGCAACACGATTAGACCCTACAAAAATTCGACCAAATGAAGGCGATCTTATTTTCTTCCCAATGAATCAGAAGTTTTTCAAGATTATGCACGTCGAGCACGAATCAGTTTTTTATCAACACGGGCAACTTTATGTATTCGATTTGCAATGTGAACTGTTTGAATATTCTAATGAGAGATTTGAAACTGGTCGTGAAGACATTGATACATACTATGATGGAATCAAGACCGATAATGTTTCAACACTCGATGAATTGAACGATATAGATCCAATAGCAAAGAATATTTTCTTTGGTGATGAAGCAGATACAATACTTGATCTATCAGAAATAGATCCATTCTCTGAGAATATAGACAACCCAACAAGGGATAATAGTTAATGCCTTTAACAAATCATTTCTATAATGGCACTACCAGGCGCTATATTGCGCTCTTTGGATCATTATTTAACAAAATGAGTATCACAAGAGACGATAATCAAGGCAACGAAATTCAACGAATGGTTGTTCCGATTTCGTATGGACCATATCAAAAATTCCTTGCAAGAATTACTCAAGACCCGGAACTAAATAGACCTCAAGCAGTTTCATTGCCTAGAATGTCTTTTGAAATGCTTTCGATGAATTATGATGGTCAACGAAAAATCAATAGCTTGAATAAAATTGGTACAGGTACTAATTCGTTTGTATACTCTCCTGCTCCATATAATATAGAATTTAATTTGTACATCATGACAAAATATGCTGAGGATGGTACTAAGATACTTGAACAGATACTTCCGTTTTTTAAACCTGAATATACTTTTACTGCATTCATGATAGACAATGCACCAGCACTTGATCTCCCTTTGATACTAAATAATGTTTCGGTAGAAGATATATATGAAGGGGACTTTGAGACCCGAAGATCGTTGATGTGGACACTATCATTTACAATGAAAGCATGGTTCTTTGGTCCACAGCGCACAAGAAAACAGGTTAAGTTTATTGATATTAGAAACTACCCACAGATGCAAATAGGATCTGGGTCAAATATCATTATACAGCCAGGATTGACTGCAAATGGCGAGCCCACAACAGATATAAATGAAACCGTAGCATATCAAGATATTGATTTAGATGATGACTGGGGTGTCATAACGATTATAGAGGATATTGACGATAATGAGTAATGATCACATAGAAAAAGTACTAGGCATCCGACCTATTGAAGAAGCTTTAGATGACACTCAACTTGACTCTGCTGACGAGCCAGACGACTTGCCTACTGTTATTGGGGATACCAAAGGCGAGGTCGCTACTGTCAATCCAGAGACGGATGAGACAATCCAAGACATTGAACTTGCGAGATCAAACATCAAGAACATTATCGAACAGGGAGACGAATCCTTGAAAGAAATGATCAACCTCGCAAAACAATCGGAAAGTCCAAGAGCATTTGAAGTCGCTTCTGGGCTGATGAAGACTCTTCTGGATGCAAACAAAGACTTTGTAGAAATATCAACCAAGAAGAAATATGCGAAAGAAGAAATCCTAAACCCAAAGGAAGAGCAGGCTACTGCAAATGTGACAAACAACAACTTGATTTTGTCAACAACTGATTTGTTGAAAATGTTGAAAGGCGGAGAGGATATACAATGATCACAAATGAACAGCTTAATGAAATCGTAAAATGCAGAGACAGCGTTGAGTATTTTGCTGAAAATTACATAAAGATAATTAATGTTATAGACGGTATGGTGAATATAAGACTAAATGATTATCAAAAAGATATAATAGATGCTTACAATGGTGATAGCCGTAGTTTTTATATGCACACCCCTCGCCAAAAAGGAAAAACCACAGCGGCAGCAATTATCATTTTACACAGAGCATTATTTGGTGGCGAGTGTGCCAAACTTGTAATAGCTGGGCCCAAAAAATACAATACCGATTATATTCTAACAGTAATTTGGCAGATGTATCGTGAATTGCCTGAATGGCTTACTATTAATAAAACAGTCACAGTAAACAAATCAAATATAGAGTTTGAAGATTTAACATCAATTTATTCAATAGGTTCTAATTTCAATGCAATGAAGGGCAGCGAAGTGTCATTATTATATGTTGATGAATCCGAATTTGTTAAGAACTTAATGGATTATCAGATGTTTATACCAACTCTAATGTCAGGAACTAAGACAAAGGTATTTGCGCTTTCATCTTCTCTATCAGCAGAATTATTTGGTGTATAAATGAATGACGGCTATCTTGGAAATCAGAATCTGAAGAAATCAGCTACTCCGGTAGAATGGACTCCTGAGCTAATAAAGGAGTTTGCAAAGTGTGCTGAAGATCCGGTTTATTTTGCAAAAACATATATCAAGATTGTTCATGTAGATAAAGGTCTTGTATCTTTTGACATGTACGATTATCAAGCTGAAATTGTTGAAAAAATAACTAACAACAGAAGAGTAGCTGTTCTAACTGCTAGACAGAGTGGTAAATGCGTTTGTATAAATACTCTTATAAAACTTCGAAATAAGAAAACCGGTGAGGTTTTTGAAACTACTATAGGAGAATTTTATAAAAAACAAAAAGAGAAAAATCGCAATAAAGATGATGCTGACAAAACGTAGAAAATACATAAAAGATTTGACGGATGTTAGATTTTTCATAAAGTTGAACCAGTTAAAACTTCCGAAACTAGGAAGAATAGATAATATAGTTCGTATATGCGAAAGTGGTCTTTCGTGGCAAAAACGAATAGAATGGGCAAAAAGAATATCTGAATATGATGGTTCTAGACAAGAAACATTAGAATATTATACCGTTCTGTATAATTGTAGACGTAAAGCCAAACAGATTATGGCTAAGAAATCTGAGAGAATGAAAGGTAAAAATAATCCTTGGCACGATCATAAGGGTAAATATTCGCCCTTTAAGCAAGGTTCAATTAATTATAATCCGGATTCTATAAGACTCGTTCATGACAATATAAGAGCAAAAGGTAATTATAATACCAAACTAGAATATTATTTGAATAGAGGATATTCTAAAGAAGAAGCAAATGAAATGCTTTCTGAAAGACAATCAGTCGGTAGTCTCAGTAAATTTGTAGAAAGATACGGTGAAAAAGAAGGCGTATTAAGATGGCAAGAAAGACAACAAAAATGGCAAGATACGTTAAATAAAAAGCCGATAGAAGAAAAAACACGGATTAATTCACTTAAAAATTCTAAGGGGGGCTCAGTTTCTAAAAATGAATTGGAACTTTTTAGTCGACTTAAGAAAATTATAGATAATGTAGAAAGAACGTTAGTAATATATTATAATGACGGTAAGAATTATTACACGTATGATATATATATTTGGGAAACAAGGTAATAGAATATAATGGCGACTTTTGGCACGCAAACCCTAAGATATACAACGAAGAATTTTATAACAGAGTTTCCAAAAAGTTTGCTAAAGAAATATGGGAAAAAGAAAAACATAAAGAAGATATCGCAAAAGAAAATTCGTTTACTGTGCATAAAGTTTGGGAAATGGATTTTAAGAATGACAAAGAAAAGGTTGTTGAAGAATGCATAAACTTTCTGAGACAGTAGAAAGAAAATTTATCGATTCTATAGATTTAGATGATGAATGGGAAATTGAAACTGACACGGGCTGGGAAGATATAACTCACATACATGAAACAGTTGAATATGACGAATGGGAATTAATACTTTCTAACGGGCTTAAATTAGTTTGTGCAGACACTCATATTGTTTTTGACGAAAATATGGAAGAAATTTTCGTCAAAGACACAAAAATTGGTAGTAAAATACAAACCGATGAAGGATTGATTTCTGTTAAAGAAGTAAGAAAAACGTCAAATAAGAGTAATATGTTTGATATAACGGTAAATTCGGAAAATCGTCGTTATTATACAAACCATATACTTTCTCATAATACAACGACTGCTGTTGCCGTAATACTTCACTATGTTTTATTCAATGAGTTCAAAACTGTTGCTATTCTTGCAAACAAAGGAGATTCAGCTTCTGAAGTTTTGAGCAGAATCAAACTCGCGTATGAAGCACTTCCAGGCTGGCTTCAACAAGGTGTCGAAGAATGGAATAAGACTTACATAACACTAGAAAATGGGTGCAAGATTTATGCTGGTACTACATCTTCCAGTGCAATTCGAGGGAAATCATGTGTCACTGGCGATACACGTGTATGCATAGAAGATGGCGACGATTACTATTTTGTGGAAATTGAAAAAGTAATAAATAAAGCAAACTCGTCTAAATAAAGGAGAATGCTTTGTATTACACAATATATAAAACAATAAACACGGTGAATAGTAAAGAGTATGTCGGCTTTCATAAGATTGAAAGCCTTGAAAATATTATTTCTGATGTAAGTGAAAATGGTTCTATCTTTGATGATGGTTATTTAGGTTCTGGTAAATTGATGAAGCGTGCTTTACAAAAATACGGTCCGATGAATATGAGACAGGAGCTTATTCTTGTTACAAATGATAAAAAAGAAGCTGAGAATCTTGAAAAAGAAATAGTTTGTTATGAATGGGTAATGTCGGATTATAACTATAACTTGAGTATTGGTGGTAATGTCGCAATTCTTTTTGGCGAGTATAATGGGTTTTTTGGGAAAAACCACACTCAAGAAACTATTGATAAAATACAGGAAAGCAGAAGAAAAACATATGAAAAGAAACCATTTTCTTGGTGTCAATCATATTTGGTAGAAGATGAAAATGTTTCTTTTTGCAACACAGATGATATCATGACATATTTTGGCGTTGAAGGTTGGTTTGAAGTAAATAAACTCGTTTATGAGGGTGTAATACGATACAAATCTGAATATTTGCAAAAAGCTGCAATTCAACGATATTTGAAACGTTATAACTTTTTGAATGACCATGAAGCAAGAGCAGCTGCAAAAGAAAGATTATCAATACTTTGTAGAGAACGATTTTTAGGAGTCCCAAAAACCAAAGAATCCAACGAAAAGAGAGGAAAATCAATCAAAAAATGGATAGAGGAGAATCCTGAAAAACACCAAGAAAGAATGCTAAAAATAAACAAGAACCCAGAAAAAATACAAAAAACTGCTGAAACTCATAGAGGCATGAAAAGAAGCGGTGAGACAAAAAGAAGAATGTCAGAAGCAAAAAAAGGGAAACCTGCTAGTAATAAAGGTATGATTTGGATTCATAATCCCGAAAACATGGAAAGAGTCTATATACAAAAAGATGCGCAGATACCTGAAGGTTGGGTAAGAGGTAGGGGCTCAAGAAAATGAAAATATTATCTGAAGGAAAGTTCAGAGATTTTGACGGGTTTCAGTTCATGGGAAATAAACCAACCTGCATTCTGCATTTTGAAGATGGTAACATAGAATGTACATCCGATCATGAGTTCCTCAGAGATGATGGTGTTTGGGTGGAAGCTAAAGACATTCAAGTGCTGGACGAAACTTATTCAGGTAAAAAACTATTATCACGTGAATACTCAGATGCCCCCAAAGCAGTATATGATGCTATAAATGTTCGTGATACACATTCATTCTATGCAGAGGGTCTAACTGTTCATAACTGCAACTTCCTATATCTTGATGAGGTTGCCTTCATTGAAGGTTATGACGAGTTCTTCGCTTCTGTTTATCCTACTATCTCATCTGGTGAAACTACAAAACTTCTTATGACGTCTACGCCGAATGGGATCAACCATTTCTATAAAACATGTAAAGGTGCCGAAGAAAAAACGAACGGGTATCAATTTGTCAAGGTGATGTGGTATGATGTGCCAGGACGAGGTGAAGCTTGGAAACAAGAAACTCTTGAAGCACTTGATCATGATGTGGAAAAGTTCAATCAAGAATATTGCTGTCAGTTCTTAGGTAGTTCAGGTACTCTCATCAATGGACATAAATTAAAAGAACTATGCCATTCAAATCCAATAACACAATCAGAGGGTTTGTATCAATATGAGAGACCCAATAAGGATAGCACATATGCAATGATTGTTGATGTTTCACGGGGAAAGGGATTGGATTATTCTGCCTTCTCAATCATAGACATTACAAAAATGCCGTATAAACAAGTTTGCACATTCAGAGATAATATGATAGGTCCTTCAGATTATGCAACTGTTGTTCATAATGTTGCAAAACTATATAATGAAGCATATCTTATGGTCGAGGTAAATGATATTGGGGCGCAAGTATCAGATATTCTTTATCTTGATTACGGATACGAAAATCTTATCTTTACCGAAAACAGAGGTAGATCTGGTAAAAGAGTTTCAGGTGGTTTTGGCACGAATGTAGATAGAGGTGTTAGAACTACTAAATCTGTTAAAGCAGTGGGATGTTCGGTGTTAAAGATGCTCATCGAGCAAAACCAACTTATAATTAACGACTTCCACACAATACAAGAACTTTCTAGATTTTCGAGAAAAGGCAATTCATATGAAGCAGAATCTGGAGCACATGACGACCTTGTAATGGGTCTTGTTTTATTTGGTTGGCTCAGCGATCAGTCATATTTTAGAGATCTCACCGATATAAATACAATGGCTGCCTTGAGAGAAAAAACTGAATCGCAGATAGAAGAAGAATTGCTCCCATTTGGGTTTATTGATGATGGTATTGCCGATGATGAAAATTCTTATATGCCTCAAGTATCAAGTTGGTTGTGAAAACCCAACTTGAATAAATAATAAAAATAAAACTTGAGTACAAACTATTCGTCAAAAGGAGACAAAACACATGGTTTTTTCTGTAAGTCCATCCGTTGTTGTAAGAGAAGTTGATCTCACAACAAATACCCCTGCCATCGCAACATCGCCAGCTGCTATTTCTGGTGTATTTCGTTGGGGTCCTGTAAATGAAAGAGTTTTAATTTCGTCTGAAATTGAACTTGCGAACATTTTCGGTGAGCCTACTGATTTCAATGCTGAAACATTCTTTACAGCAGCCGATTTCCTATCATATTCAAACGCTCTTTATGTAACTCGCGTAGAAGATGGTGCTGCAGCTTCATTAGGCGTAAATTCATCAACACAAGAAGTATTCAAAGCAAAATATCCTGGTGTTATTGGTGACTCGCTCGAAGTAACTTACGTAGTAACCGATGCTACAGGTAATACGGCATCCTTTTCTACCGAAGTTTTCGATGATGTTGAATCTGCAAATCTCATCGTGCTTGATAGCTCTGGCAGCGTTGATCCTGGTGCTTTCTTCGGATCCACCGTCTTAGAAGTAGTTTCTACGGACAGTGCAATTGATGTTATTGAAGGCGACACACTTCGCTTGGGTTCTGATGATCTAGGTTATCAGTCTCTTGAAGTCATAAATGTAACCTCCGAAGCAACTTCAAATACTGATTTTACATATACAATTGAGTTTAAACAACGGTATATTCTAGCATCAGCGCCTACCAATTTCTTCCGTGACTGGAGAAATTCAGGTAATGTCGGTGCCGCACCACTACCAGGAAACATGCACATCTTGGTAATTGACAAGGACGGCGCTGTAACAGGCAATCCAGGTTCTATCTTGGAGCGATATGAAAATTTATCAACGCAATCTGGTACAAAGTCATCTGACGGAACAAACATATATTACAAAGATGTTCTAGAACAAAAATCAAGATTTATTGAAGCAGGTTCGGATTCAATTAACAATACTACTACTAGAGAATATATTGCATTTTCTGGTGGGTCCGATGGTTTGGGAGAAACATCAGTACCATTCGGCAAAATTGCACAAGGATATGATCTCTATAAAGAATCAAATGATGTCGATGTTTCATTCATATTGCAAGGTAAAGCAAGAGGCTCCGATGCAAATGAATCAAGTCTTGCAAATTACCTTGTTTCAAATATTGCTGAATCACGCCGCGATTGTATGGTATTCTTATCACCAAAAAGAAGTTCTGTAGTTGATGTTCCTACTGAACAACAAAAATTAAACCAGGTGCTTCAGTACAGAAACAGCATTCAAAATTCATCATATTGGGTTATGGATTCTGGTTACAAGTACCGTTATGACAAATATAACGATGTGTTCCGTTGGGTGCCATTAAACGGTGATATTGCTGGACTTTCAGCACTTGTCGAGCCCTGGGAATCTCCTGCTGGTTTCAGAAAAGGGCGTATCCGTAATGCGATTAAACTTGCGTTTAATCCAAATAAGACACAACGCGATCAACTTTATGGTAGTGATGTAAATCCTGTGATTACGCAGGTTGGTCAGGGGACAATTCTATTCGGTGATAAAACTGGTCTTGGGACTACATCAGGAAGCGCATTTACAAGAATTAACGTGCGGCGCCTGTTTATTACAGTAGAAAAAGCAATTGCAACGGTTTCATCCCAATTCTTGTTTGAATTCAACGATGAATTTACTCAGAATCAATTCCGTCAACTTGTTGATCCGTTTCTGCGCGATATTCAAGGACGCCGCGGTATAATTGATTTCCGTGTCATTTCAGACGCTACTGTGAATACACCACAGGTAATAGATTCAAATATATTCCGTGCAAATATTTTTATCAAGCCAGCTAGATCAATTAACTTCATTGAACTTACTTTTGTTGCTACAAGAACTGGTGTTGAGTTTGAGGAAATAGTAGGTCAACAGTTCTAATAAATAGATCCATGAACAACAAACAATAGGAGTTTTCATGGATCTTAATACCGTAAAAACATTAATTCAAACAAAACTGGTAAAAAATGGTAGGATTAATAGACACTATTCCAGAAAAGATTGGAGGGATAAAAATAATCTCTCCAATCTTTACGATTTTCTAAATGAAAAGTTTCCTGATATATCTTTAGCTATGCAAGTAGATATTATATTGAATCACGATGGCAGAATACCTTCTGCCTGTGTTAAATGCGGCAGTAAAATAGAATACGATAAAATAGGTAAAGTTCACTGTAGACAGTGTGTTATACAGATAGCAAATGAGAAAAGAGAAAAAACTAATTTAAAGAAATATGGTGGTAAATCTCCTAATTCTTCCGATCAAATATTAAGAAAAACAAGAGAAACTAAAAAGAGAAAATATGGTTCTGAAACATGGAATAATTCTCAGAAGGCAAAAGAAACTAATCTGGAAAGATATGGCGTTGAGCACCCCGCACAATCTGATGAAGTGAAAATGAAAACCATAAAAACAAATTTAGAACGTTATGGTGAAGAACATGTTTTTCAAGCATCAACAACAAAAGAAAAAATTAAAAATGCTATGAATGAAAGATATGGTGTTGACCACCCCATGTATTCTAGTAAAATTAAACAGAAACAAGAACAAACAAACTTATCAAGATTTGGCAGTAAAAATGTATTTCAGTCTGATACTATAAAAGAAAAAATATCAAATACTAAAAGCATAAGATACGGTAATCAGAATTTTAATAACCGAGAAAAGACCAAAGAAACCAATCTTGAAAGGTATGGTGTTGAAAATGTTTCTCAGTCCAATAATATTAGAAATACTATAATTAGAAATAACCTTGAAACATATGGTGTTAAATATCCTATACAATTGGAAGAAATACAAGCACTTAGGATTGCTTCTTTCAAAGAAAACAAAAGAAAAAATTTACTTAAATCCTTTAACGATGAGCAGCTACATTTACTAGATAATATTGATTTGCTATATAGAGAACATATAGATAATCAAAGATCAATTATATATTTGGCATCTAAATATGGATTTTCTAGCAATTTTTTAAGACAGTTTTTAGAAGAAAAAGGCTATAAATTAGAGGTATTCAGAACATTTTCAAAGGGTGAGAAAGACTTTGCTGATTTACTAGAAAAAGTTTTTGGATTTGGTATAATACAAAATGATAGAACAATATTAGCCCCTAAAGAAATTGACATTTATATACCCGAATCTAAGTTAGGTATAGAGTACCATGGTTCATATTGGCACTCAGTAGATGATGAAGATGTTAATAATTCTCATATTAGCAAATTTTTATTATCTAAAGAAAAAGGAATAAGACTTTTACAATTGTTTGATAGGGAAATTGATAATAAAAAAGAAATTGTTCTATCTATGATTGCAAATCATATAAAATCTGACATGATCAAACAAATACACGCAAGAAAATGTGTGGTAAAAGAAATAAATAGTTCACAATATAAAGATTTTTGTAATAAAAATCATATGCAAGGATACACACCCGCGAGCATAAAAATAGGCTTATTTTTTAAAGAAGAATTGGTATCAGTAATGTCATTTGGAAAATCTCGTTTCTCAAAAAAGCATCAGTATGAAATGATAAGATTTTGTAATAAATTATACCATAATGTTACGGGTGCTATGTCTAAATTATTTAGTAACTTTGTCAGAAATTATGATCCAGAAACAATTGTCACATATGCTGATGCAAGATTTTTTAATGGGGAATCTTATAAAAATTTGGGTTTTGAGTTTTCACATCATACTTTACCAAATTACTGGTATGTTTCTTCTAAAACTGATGAGCTTGAAAGTAGGATTAAATATCAAAAACACAAATTACAAGATCTTTTAGAAAATTTTGATCCCAAATGTACAGAAAAAAAGAATATGATAGATAATGGATATAGAATTGCATATGATGCCGGTAATCTTGTTTACACATGGTCCAAAAATGATAAATAGTTCTGATATAAATAGAATAAACACATAGGAGAATCGACGTGCCATTTTCAATCAATCAATTCAAATCCGAACTTGTAGGGGGCGGCGCTCGCCCCTCACTATTCCAAGTACAAATTACAAACCCAATTCTTGGTGTATCGGACTTCAAAATTCCATTCATGGTAAAAACTGCCGCATTGCCTGCATCATCTGTTGGTCAATATGTAGTTCCTTACTTTGGTCGCCAAATAAAATATGCAGGGGATAGGGTATTCCAGCCTTGGACCGTAACAATCATCAACGACGAGGATTTTGCAATCCGCAATTCAATGGAAGCATGGTCAAACGCAATCAATTCTCACGTGTCAAATACGAGAGCACTACCACAACAATACAAATCTGATGCCATTATAACACAATACGGCAAAGACGGAAGCACACTTCGTATATATAATTTCGAAGGTATATTTCCAGTTGATATTGAACAAATTCAAATGGCATGGCAGGCAACGGATGAAATTCAAGAGTTTTCTGTGACATTCGAATATGATCTTTGGACAATTGTTGGTGGATCTACTGGAAACTCTGTAACTTAATAGAAGGTTTATATAATGAACATTTTTGGATTTGAAATCCGACGCAAGGAAGACAAAGAAGAACAACCCAAATCATTTGCAGCGCCACTCAATGATGATGGCGCTGTAAATGTAGAATCAAGTGCCGTCGGTGGTGCTTATGGTCATTTTCTGGATATCGAAGGAACGGCAAAATCTGAATCTGAATTGGTTACCCGATACAGATCAATGTCTATGCAGCCTGAAATACAGCAAGCAATAGATGAAATAGTCAATGAATCAATTAACATTGACTATAATGAACGTGCTGTAGAAATAGTCTTGGAAGACACTGATTTTTCTGACAAAATAAAAGATGTAATAACAGAAGAATTTGAAAACGTATTACAACTTCTAGATTTCTCAAATCAAGGTTACGATATTTTTCAGCGCTTTTATATTGACGGTAGAATTAACTATCATGCTATTATTGATGAGAATAATCTGAGCAAGGGTGTAGTTGAATTACGATATTTGGATCCTAGAAAAATAAGACTAATCCGCGAAAATGTAACGAATAAAACAGACAAACAAACTGGTATACCTCTAAGAAAAATCAAGAAAGAATACTACATGTATTCTGAAAACGGGTTTGGCTCAGCTGTCTCTAAACCAGGAGGTGATATGCAAGCCACTACTGGCTTTAAAATTGCAAAGGATTCCATTGTCAGAGTAACATCAGGGTTGATGAATGAAACACAAACACTCGTTCTTTCGCACTTGCACAGAGCAATTAAACCTCTAAACCAACTTAGAATACTTGAGGATGCAACTGTAATCTATACGCTTACACGTGCCCCAGAACGAAGAATTTTTTATATAGATGTTGGTAACCTACCAAAAGCAAAAGCCGAACAATATCTTGCTGATATGATGGCAAGACATAAAAACAAGTTAACATACAATTCTGCTACTGGCGAATTGGGTGATACGAGAAAATTTATGACGATGACAGAAGATTTTTGGTTCCCAAGAAGAGAAGGCAACCGTTCAACTGAAATTGAAACACTTCCAGGTGGATCTACTCTTTCTGACAACGATAACTTAGCATATTTTCAAAGAAAACTATACAAATCTCTGGGCGTCCCGGTATCACGTCTTGAACCAGAGACAATGTATTCGTTTGGCAGGGTTTCAGAGATGACGCGAGACGAACTAAGGTTTTCTAAGTTCATCCGTAGACTGCGCGTACGATTTTCAATTCTTTTTGATACAGTTTTAGAAAAGCAATTGGTTCTGAAAGGTATTTTAACACCAGAGGAATGGATAGAAGCTAAAGATAAAATACGTTATGACTTTATGAAGGATAACTATTTTGAAGAACTGAAACAAATGGAAGTACTTCGTGAAAAAATGAGCACTCTAAGAGATGTTCAAGATAATGTTGGCACATATTTTTCTCAGGAATGGGTACAGAAAAATGTACTATTCATGTCTGAGGAAGATATCCAAGAAATGAAAAAACAAATCAATAAAGAGAAAAAGAATGGATTACACCAGGGACTAGATGATGGCCCTCAGGATGATGACGGTCCTATGCAAGATGATGGCGGTGCTGAAGAACCAAAACAGAATGATGGTGACTCTGCACCAGAAACACCGCCGAAAGAAGAAAGTAAGCTTTTAATAAATAGTACAAATAAATTTCAAAAATATAAAGAAAGTCGGAGAAAACGCAAATGAAAACTTTCAAGCAAATCATTTCTGAAGTAGCTCAACCCAAAGGCAAAGATGAACTTGAGTTCAAAGACAAGCACATGTTCACGAAAAAGGACTATCCAGTACCTGGTACGGAACACCAATTTACATCTAAAACGAAAAGATCAAAAAGACCGGGTGACTATCACCCAGATGATTACAAAAAAGTTTATGAAGCTCTTGATCCGGTAGGAAAGGAAGACGAACTTGAAGAAAAGTTAGTTGGCGGTCAGAAGAAACTCGACCACAACAAGAACGGTAAGATCGACGCTCACGACTTTCATCTAATGAGAAAAAAGAAGATGAAAGAAGAAGCCGAGCAACTCGACGAACTCTCACCGAACACCCTTCATAGCTACATTAAGAAAGCTGCAGGTAACATGGCAGGTAATGCTGCTGTAGCTGCTGCACAGGCTTCATCTTCTATGAAGAAGTCGAGCCCAGACGTAAAGCGTAACATTAGAAATCGTATGCGTGGTATCACGAGTGCTTCAGGCCGTCTCGCCGATAAAGCAAACATGACAGAAAACGCGTGGGAAGAAGTTCCAATGATGATGCGCCAGCTCCAGTTCATTGCATACGCTTCTGAAGAGATCATGGAGTACCTTGATATGCAGGTAGATCCAGAAGAGTGGTTCCAGAACAAACTGGCTCAGGTTCACGACCAAATGCAGACTCTCCATGCGTACATGGAAGGTGACAAGCGCATGATGTCAAGAATGGGTGGAATGTACGGTGAAGAAGTTGAACTCGACGAAGCAAAAATACACTCAAGTTGGAAGACACACTTTGATAACTCTGACCATATAGTAGGTGCATCTAGAAATGCTGCAGCGGCTCTTCATAAAAAACTCAATGGAGCGCCGGCAACTAAAAAAGATGTTAATGATTTGTGGAAGTCCTCTAAAATAAAAATGTCTGATCGTTTACTGTTTAAACCCAATCATGACGCTATACTACATCATTATGATAGACTTAGAAAGGGAGAAACTGCGGACTATAGCAAAAATGAATCCGTGGGAGAAGTTGAACTCGATGAAGCAAAAATGACCGATGAAGATGTTTTGAAGGCTGCAAAGGCTCTTGCTAAAAACGGTAAAGATGCAAAGACTCGTGAATTTGGTAAAGGTTTGGTAAGTCATCACAAGAAAGAAGGATCCTTTACTCCTGCTCAAGTTGGCGGCTTACAAAACATAATGAAGAATGCATCCTTTCAGATGGCTAAGGAAAGTTTCGAATCGGATCAATTAGATGAAAGCGACATAACAAGCAAAATGCTTACTGTTGGAAGAAGGCTGCAGGCTATGGCACCCAAAGAAAAGAATGATATGCTTTCGAATGCAATGGCTCGTCTTGGGGACCACATTGAAAACTTTGGTGCACCTTTTGGGCCCAAAACTATTGATGAATTAGCTAAAAAGAGCAGGTTGCCAGTAAATGTTGTAAAAACTCTAATCAAAAAAACAAGCGTTAATGAGTCTATGGAACTTGATGAAATCAGTAAAAAGACTCTTGGTTCATATATCAAAAAGGCTTCGGATGATATGGCAAACAATGCATATACTCTAGGTGCACGTGATCCATTAAAACCAAAAGGATCATGGGGAAAATCCTTCAAGAGAAGAGCCGGCATTGCAAAGGCTACAGATCGTCTTACTAGAGAATCAATAGAACTTGATGAAAACTTCAAAACAGGCACCGTAAAGCTTAATGATGGTTCTACAGTTCTTTTAAAGAAGCAAGATGCTGATCTTCTAAATCAAATGTTTGATGATTTAAATTCATCCAATAAAAAGAAGATGATGGGTGTTGCTATGAAAGACAAGGCAGGGTTTAATGAAATTCTTGGTTTTGCAAGGGAGGCACTATGAATATAATCAAACCTATCAACGAGGAACTTACTGTAACCACTGCTGATACAGTGGAAAATGCAAGGCTTGTGAGAATCTATGCATCAGGATCGTCAAAAGTAACAATATCAAGTGCAAATACAATTGTGGGTTCTTTTACAGTGCCCGCGGATTCAGTAACTATAATTGAAAAGAATAGAGAAGACACTATAGAAGGTACTACAACTCTTCTTTGCACTCCTATTTCCTATAAGTCATAAGAATGATAAATAATAGAAATCGAATAAAACTGGAGAAACAAAGATGGCATTGCTGATAACAGAAGTATTCAACGAGGATTGCGAAGTACTCGTTGAAGCCAATGAAAACGGTTCCAAATCACATTACATTTCCGGCATCTTCATGCAAGGAAATACCCGTAATAGGAACGGTAGAGTCTACCCTTCTGCTGTTCTCGAAAAGGAAATGAAACGCTACAATGAACAATTTGTGAAGACCAAAAGAGCATTGGGTGAACTAGGGCATCCTGATGGTCCACAGATTAATGGTGA